TAGCCCTTGACGTCGTCCATCTGCACGTCGTCCAGCAGCAGCACGGCCAGCCTGACAAAGGCCTCCTTGCGCCTGACGATCTCGCCGTCGTCGGTGGCGCGCAGGACTCCGGTGCAGAAGTAGGTGTTGTCCCGGTCAGCCTTGTCGATGAGGCCAGCCTGGGCAGGAAGCCCTCGGTACGGCCGCCCTGACCAGACGTCGGGAGGCGCTTTGCTCGGGTCGGCGCGGAAAGTACATACCCAGCCGTGCGTACCCGATGTGAGATCGCCGAGCAGCTCGGCCAGGAAGTCGCTGTTGGTCATCGTGGTTGCTCCGATGACCATGCTCAGACCTCGACTGCAACAAGCTCCCTGATTTCGATGGTCACGCCCTTGGCGCGCGCCATCTCGAGCAGATCGGGCCAGTGGCGCTGCGGGATCTGGCCGCCTGTGCCGTCAGGCCGCGGCTGGCACCAGCGCGACAGCGTGCTCTTGTCCAGCTTCAAGTGGTGGGCCACGTCGGCCTTGCCACCGAGGCGCTCGATGACGCCGTAGGCGGGGTCCATGGTGTGGATCGTGGGAATTGGCATGTTCGCTCCAGGTTGTGAATTGCGCAATCGCAAGACCAATCCTAACTTGCGTTTGACTCAACGTGGAGGAGATGCCACTATGCAGCTGCTCAGAAATTAGCCAGCAAAAGGCCCCCGAACATGAACACCTTGTGGTTCCGCGAACGGTTACAAGACAAGCACTTGTCTCAGCGAAAGTTGGCGAAGATGCTGGATATTGACCCTGCAGCCGTCTCTCTCATGTTCCGCGGACGTCGCAAGATGACGCCGCATGATGCGCATCAGATCAGCGTGATATTGGGCGTGCCTCTCAACGAGGTGATGCGCAACGCCGGGATTGAGGTGACGGAGGACATCCACAACTGCCCGATCGCCGCGCACGTCAATGAGCACGGCGCGGTGACGCTGATGCCTCGAGGCACGCACGACCTGGCCAAGGGCCCGGCCGACTGCCCCGTGGGCACGTATGCGGTGCAGGTGCGCTCGCACGCGTCCATCAAGGACGGGTGGATGCTGTTCGTCACGCCGGCCCAGGTGGCCGCTGAGTCCAACATGGACCAGCTCTGCCTGGTGGCCACGGCTGACGGCAAGCAGGTGATGGCGGTCGTGCGCCGCGGCTACCGGCGCGACACCTGCAACCTGGTGCTGTGGCCATCCATGGAGATCCTGTCCGACGCCCAGATCGCCTGGACGTCCACGGTTCTCTGGATCAAGCCCCTCTACTGACCCTACGGCTGACTTGCGCAGGGACCAATGTCCCTATATTTTCGTCGGGCTTGTGTTGTGGATGTCTCAACGTGGAGCTAGGATCACACCATCGCAACACGAACCCGAACCAGGAGCTTGAACATGAACGCAACCACCACCGCCCTTGCTGATCGTCTGACCCGCACCTACGTCGTCGGCTGCGACACGCTGATGGACTTGGTGCTCAAGCAGCGCCAGCACGGCTACATCCCCACGATCCGCAGCGACTACGGCACCAAGGCCGAGCGCCATGACCGCACTGTGCTGGCTCAGGCCTACGACCTCTTGGCCACCGAGATGGGCCTGGAGCCTTGCTTTAGCAACTACAGCCGCACTGCTCGCGCCGAAATCGTCAACGGCTAACTCATCCCCGCTGCCGGTGGCAGCGGCAAGCCCAGCGGCTTGCCCTTGTCACCCACACCCGGAGCCCGAACGTGAACGCTGAACAGGTAAGAGAACTGGTCGCCGCCAAGTACGCAGGCGTCTTGCAGTCGCCATTGGCGCAGGCCATGCACGGTGCCTCCGCTATGGCGGCGCTTGAAGCCAGCGACGCCGACATGGTGGCTCTGCGTGGCGAAGCGATGGAGCACGCCCGCGCCTGCATTGCCGCCTGCGACGGCTGGACCGTCGAAACCCTCGGACATAACGTCGAGTCGGCGTTTGGCATGGACCTGAGCGCGGACGAATGCGATGACATCGCCCGCAAAGCGCTTGGCCTCTGAATTCCTCAAGGAGCCCGAACGTGAACCACACCACGCGCCGCTTCCCCCGCACCCTCCGCGAGGCCTTCCCTCAAGACCGCGAGTGGGCCTACAGCATCGAGAAGCACAAGGCCTCGATGTCCGTGCTCGAGGCCCTGGTGGCCTGGGCGTCCATCACCGGCATGTCCGTGCTGCTGGCTTGGGCGGTGGTCGCATGAGCTGCAAGCACTGCTCCGGACCGTGTGACCAGGGACGCAAGCCGTGCCCCACGCCACAAGCCTGCGAGATCGAAACCACTGAGGAGCGCCTGTTCCGTCTGATGGGCGTCGCGGTCATGACTGTCGGTGTGATCGTTGTCTTGGTGCTGGTACTCGCATGAGGTGCCCAGCATGCGACTCGCTGACCGAGGTGATCACCAAGCGCGGACCGAGGCGGCGCCGGGAGTGCCGCAACGGCCACCGCTTCAGCACCAACGAGTCCATCACCAGTGGTGTACGCCTGAAGGCCGACGAACCAGCTCCTGTCCCGCCTGGTGGCCTTTTGGCACAGGTGTGGCACTCACCCGTTCCCAGCAACAACGAGAAGCCCTGAAGGGCCTGCAAGACGCACTCTTTTGACTCACGACGAAAGGACACACGACATGGACCCGATGGATCAACTGGCGGTGGAATGGGCCACCGCGAAGGAGCGCGAGGACAACGCGCGCACCGAACGCATCGACATCGAAAACAAGATCCTGGCCATGCACCCGGCCAAGGAAGAAGGCAGCGAGTCATTCAGCACGCCGGCCGGCGCCAAGGTGGTGCTGACCGGCCGCGTCACCTACAAGGTGGACATCGACAAGCTCACCAGCCTGACCGCAGCATGGCCCGACGACGTGCGCCCGGTCAAGACCAAGATCGAGGCCGATGAGACGCGCCTGAGGGCCATCCGCAACGAAAGCCCCAAGCTCTGGGCGCAGATCGCCGCCGCGGTCGAGACGAAGCCCGCCAAGACCGGCGTCAGCATCAAGTGGAAGGAGTGAGCCGTGGCCTTCAACCTCGCTTCCATCTCCAAGACCCGGCGCCTGCGCGCCCCCAAGGTCGTCATCGCCGGCCCCGGCAAGATCGGCAAGACCACCTTCGCAGCCAGCGCCCCCAACGCGGTCGGCATCCTGACTGAGGACGGCGCCGACGCGGTGGACGCCTCAGCCTTCCCGCTGGCCTCGAGCCTGCAGGAGGTCTACCAGGCCATCGGCACGCTGCTGAAGGAAAAGCACGACTTCAACACCGTGTTCATGGACTCGCTCGACTGGCTCGAGCCCCTGGTGCACGCGCACGTCTGCGAGCAGAACAAGTGGGCCAGCATCGAGGCTCCGGGCTATGGCAAGGGCTACCTGGCCGCGGCTGATGAGTGGCGCACGCTGCTCAACGGCCTGGAGGAGCTGCGCCAGCGCCGCAACATGGCCGTGATCCTGATTGCGCACGACAAGATCAAGCGCTTCGAGTCACCGCTGCACGACGGTTACGACCAGTACGTGCTGAAGCTGCACGACCGCGCGGCCGCCCTGGTGCAGGAGTGGGCCGACGTCATCGGCTGGGCCAACTACCGCGTCGTCACGACGCAGACCGACGCCGGTTACGGCAACAAAGAAACCAAAGCCCGCACGACGGGCGACCGGATTCTTCACGTTGAACCCCACCCCGCTCACATGGGCGGCAACAGGTTTGGCCTGAAGAACATGCCCCTGTCCTGGGAGGCATTCGCAGCTGCACTCGCAGCATCACAAACCTGAACCGAGAAGACCATGCCCCTGTACGTCATCACCGACACCGCCAACGCGAAGACCCGCCTGGTGGATGCCCAGAACCCTGCCCGCGCTCTGCGCCACGTCACCAGCACGCAATTCGGCATCAAGGCCGCCAGCGCTGGTTTGGTGGCCAAGCTGATGGGCGCCGGCATCCAGCTGGAAACCGCCACCCCTGAATCTCAACCCGAACCCCAACCGGAAGGCTACTGAACCATGGCATCCCTGAACTTCAAGGCGAGCTCTATCCAGATCGAGGAGCGCACCACGTCCTACGGCCCGCTGCCCGCGGGCGAGTACGAGATGATGGTGGTCAAGTCCACCACCAAGCCCACCAAGAGCGGCAACGGCTCCTACCTGGAGCTCGAGATGCACATCATCTCGGGTGAGCACACTGGGCGCCGGCACTGGGAGCGGCTGAACCTGGACAACCCGTCCCTGCAGACCGTGAAGATCGCGGAGGAGCAGCTGGCCCGCCTGTGCATGGCGCTCGGCCTGGACGAGGTGGACGACAGCGAGCAGATGCACGACAAGGCCTTTGTGGCCGAGGTGGGCATCGACAAGAAGGACGACACCCGAAACGTCATCTGGAACTACCGCGCCATCACCGGCGCGCCCGTCAGCCCGGCCAAGCTCAAGAGCACGCCGCCCCCGCCCGCTGCCGCGCCAGCCAAGTCCGCACGGCCCTGGGGTTGACCATGGCGGCGCTGCCTGAGTCTCCACACACCACCGCGACGGCCATCGTCAAGTGGTACGAGAGCAAGCCCCAGGAGCACCGGCCGCACATGGGGGCCAGCCTCATTGGACACC